TGTTGTTTCAAAAGTTAATGAGCAACTAGAAAAATACGTTGTTGACATTGATTCTGAACTCAACGAAGAAAAAGCTCGTCTTGAAGAAGAGATGACAGTTAGACTAGACCAGTATCTAGACTATGTCGTAGAAAACTGGATGGAAGAGAACTCTCTTGCTGTCGAAAAAGGCATCAAGTCTGAGCTAGTTGATGACTTTATTAATGGACTAAAAGATCTGTTTAATGAGCACTATATTGAAATTCCTGACGACAAAGTAGATGTTGTTGAAGAATTAGCTGCTCGTGCAGAAGATCTCGAGTCACGTTTAGACGAAGAGATTAAAAAGAATGCTTCTTTTAAGGCTGAAATTGCTGAGCATATGAAAGCCGATTTGTTCGCAGAAGCATGCGAATCTTTAACTGAGACTCAAAAAGAAAAGTTTAAGTCTCTAGCTGAAGGAATTGAATTTGTTAATGAAGACAAGTACGTTGAGAAACTTGAAACTCTAAAGAAAAGCTATTTTAGTGAATCCGTAGAGATTGCTTCGGTGAGTGATTTTGACGACGCTGAGCCATTAGAGGAAGAAGCTACTTCACCTCGTATTGACCCGAAATGTCACAATACGTCAATGCCATTTCAAGATCATTGAAAAAATAAAAATTATAAATAATATTAGATTTGGAAAACCTTAAAGGAGAGAATCAAATGCAATATGTATCTGAAGAACTAATGCAGAAGTGGCAGCCGGTTCTTGAGCACAGCGATCTTCCAGAGATCAAAGACGCTCATCGTCGTTCGGTCACAGCTACATTGTTAGAAAACCAAACTCGTGCATCTAGAGAAGCTGCACAGGGTTCAGGTGGCTACTCAATGCCATCACTATTAGGTGAAGCGGCTCCAACTAACGCAATGGGTGCTTCGTCATCAGTTGCAGGTGATGGTGCTGTCGACATCTTTGACCCAGTACTGATCTCATTAGTACGTCGTTCAATGCCAAACCTTATCGCTTATGATATTGCTGGTGTTCAGCCAATGACTGGACCAACTGGTCTTATCTTCGCGATGCGTGCACGCTACAGCAACCAGTCGACTGGTGCTGAAGCATTGTACAACGAAGCTGATACTGACTTCTCTAAATCAGCTGCTGGCAACACATTATCAGGATTCGCAATTGATGAATCAACAACTGACGGTGTAACAACTGGCCATACTGGTACTGATCCAACAGCTCGCGCTTCTGCAAACGGCTATACAGTAGCAACTGGTATGACAACTGCTCAAGCTGAAGCTCTTGGCGATGCGTCAAACAATGCATTCCAAGAAATGGCATTTAGCATTGAGAAGGTATCTGTAACAGCGGTTTCACGTGCTCTGAAAGCTGAGTACACAATGGAACTTGCTCAAGATCTTCGCGCAGTACACGGCTTGGATGCTGAAACTGAGTTGGCAAACATCTTGTCAGCTGAGATTCTTGCTGAAATTAACCGTGAAGTAGTTCGTACTATTAACTACACTGCTACAGCAGGTGCTCAAGATAACGTTGCAACATCTGGTACATTTAACCTTGATGTTGATTCTAATGGTCGTTGGTCGGTTGAGCGTTTCAAAGGATTGATCTTCCAAATCGAGCGCGAAGCGAACCAAATCGCAAAAGATACTCGTAGAGGGAAAGGTAATATCCTGATCTGTTCTTCTGACGTTGCATCAGCACTTCAAATGGCAGGCGTATTGGATTATACACCAGCACTTTCTACTAACCTTAACGTTGATGACACTGGTAACACATTTGCAGGTGTATTGAACGGTCGTATTAGAGTATACATCGATCCTTACTTCTCAAGTGCATCTGGTAACCAGTACATGACTGTAGGTTATAAAGGTTCTAGCGCATTTGACGCTGGTCTGTTCTATTGCCCATATGTACCTCTGCAGATGGTACGTGCAGTTGGTGAAGACACCTTCCAGCCAAAAATTGGCTTTAAGACTCGTTACGGTATGGTTGCTAACCCATTTGCTAAGGGTGCAACAGCTGGTAACGGTTCTATTGCCTTCGCTGATAAGAACGTTTACTACAGACTGGTTAACGTATCTAACCTTATGTAATAATAAGAGT